CCGGCGGCGATCGAATCGTGCGCCGCCTTGGTCTTGGTCGCGACGTCGAGCCAGATCAGATCGTCTAGGTCGAACTCGGTCCCGTACGGGCTCGGCAGCTCGAGCCCGACGTCGAGCGCGTTCTCGATCGCGAGTAGATGCGTCTGTAAGCACTGCGAGTGATATTGCAGGGTCGACGCTTCGGCGTTGGCGTACGGCGGTTGCTGAGAACTATCGACCATGGAAATAGGCACGCCAAACGCGCTCGCGATCGTTTTTTGCGTCCAGCCAGCTTGTTCGACCCATTGGGAGTCGACGGCCGAGCTCGAGATCGTCTCGTATTTCATGCCGTGGCCGACGACGGCCGTGCCGCCGTGGCCGATCGTGGCCCACTTCTCTTTGATGCGTTGAACGGCCAGGTCGTCAATCTGCGTCGGCGCGATGAGCAGGCCAGACGGCCGGCCGCCGCCTTGGAAAAATGCCGTGCTCGCCGATTCCATGGCGAGCCCTTGCCGAGCGGCGCCGCCACAGGCATAGAGCGGCGACACGCCGCAGAGTGGGTGCCAGAACGCATTGCACCGGTCGTGAATGATTTCCGATGCCGGCGCGACGAGCGGTCCGGCCGGCACGCCGGCGAGCTCGTTCGTCTGGAGCTCGTAATAGACCGAGCCATCCGGCGCGACGAGCGGTTTCACCTTCGCCGGGTCGAGCACGTACAGCGCGATCACGACGCCGCGGTTGTCGCGCTCTTTCAGGGCATACGTGTTGCCCGTGAGCAATTTCGAGTACATCCAGGTCTCGAAAAACTGCTGCGGCGTCTGGTACCGGTTCGGCGCCCGGAGCACCGGCGAGAAAGCCGGCGAGCTCGCCTCGACCCATATACCGTCGGCGTTGAGCGCGACCAGGCGGCACGGCAATTTCGCGACGTCGGCGGCGATGAGACTGACACACCGGAATACGGTCGGATTACTCAGCGCCGACTCGAGCCGGAGCTCGTCGTTGGCTTGCCAGGCGCCCGGATACGGTTCGCGGACGATCGGCACATAGCCCGAGCCAGACGGCGACGCGGCGCCCGGTACAAACACCGAGCGCAGCGTCGATCGAATGGTCCCGAGTAGACCCATCTACTTTTTCCGGGTCGCCGGCGTGTCGTCGTCGGGCGCCGCCTGGCCGGCGAGCACGAGCCCGGTCGGCGCCGCCCATGCCGCCGCCGTCAGGTACTTGACCGAATTGGTCCCGACGCGCTTCCAGGTCGAGTAGCGCTCGGCGCGGATCGCGACCTTGTTCTCTTGGAACATCGACCGGAGCACGGTCGTGTCAATCGGCGGCGTCACGGGCGCGGAATCCATTTGGATCGACGCCTCGGTCGACGCATCGATCGTCACGCCGCCGTCGTCGGCATACAGGATGAGTTGCGGCTGTAGCGCAATGACGTTGGTCGTGACGGCGCTCGACACGATGACGTTCAGACCCTTCCACGTCCCGCCGTCGACGCCGATGCCGGGGAATTGCGGCGAGCCGTCCGAATAGGTTCGGAACGAGAGCGCGAGCGCGTTGGCCGGCGACATGATAAACGCGAGCCCTTTAACCGAGATATTGAAGGACGCGAAATGGTTAATCAGCCCGATCATGTCGGCGAGCGGCGACGCCGTGGCCGCGGCGCTCGGTGCCCCATTGGTGATACTCGCCGGATTGACGGCGGTCACGGCGGCGACGGCCGGATCGGTAAATTGCTTGTCGAGAAACGCCGCGATATCGGCGACGAGCGACTTCCGGACGACGTCCTCGGCATCGGGATTGGAGAATCGCACGAGCTCCTGGTCGAGCACGACGATCGCGGCGACTTTCGCGAACCCGATCGACTCGGTCGCAAACGCCATCGCGGTCACGGGTTTCGCCATGCCCTCGCCGACCCAGTTAATCGATCCGCCGCCGGTCTGTGCGGGCACGTTGACGTTAAACGGCACCTTCCGCAGGTTCGGAATGTTGCCGATGATCGTGCCGGCGCGGAGCAATGGAATCAGGTCGGCGGCGATCGCGTTGTTGACGAGCGGCTTCGCAAACACGGCATCGGTCGTCGAGCCCGACGCGACGGCCGCTTTGAGCGCGAGCACGACCGGATTGGCGTCGGCGCCCCATCGGGCCGCGGCGTAGTCGGCGGCGTTGGTGCCGTCGAGTCGGGCCGCCATCTTCGCAATGCAAAACCGGGTGAACAGCATGCCGGGTTCCAGGTTCGACTTGACCGAGATAAACGGGTGCCGCGGCGTCGCGAGAATCGGCGCCGCCGACTTGCGTTGCAGGAGCTCGGCGCCTTTCCACCGTTCGACGTCGGCCTCGAGCGACTTCGCCTCGCTCTTGGCGGCGTCGTACTGTGCCGCCTTGTCGGCCGGCATGGCCTCGCCTTCGGGTGTGTCCTCGAGCAGGGTCGACATGAGCGCCGAGAGCGCCTCGAGTCGGGTCTCGAGCGCGGTAATCCGTTCGGATGCAGTCATAGCAGGGCCTCGACGCTCGAGCGCGAGCGATTTGATTAAACGAATGGTGGCGTTCTGGTTCGCCGGTACCGACACGAGCGAGAGCTCGCAGATTTCCGATTTGAGAATCCGCCGGCCGCCGGAGCGGAGATGCTCGACGGCGTTGTCGACGATGCGAAAGCCGATCGACGCGCCCGACATGACGCCGGCCTTGAGCCGTTGCCAGACGTCGTCGGCCAGGGTCTTGAACGGACCCGGCTCGTCGACCGTCGCGAGCTCGGCGTCGAACGTGATGCCGGTCGGCGTCGCCGTGAGCCAGGCTCGGCCGATCGGGTTGGTCTGGTCGTGATGCGCGAGCAGCGGTACCGGGTTTTTGAACGTGACGCCGGCGAGCTCGAGAATGTCGCCTTGCCGGTCGACCTCCGGCGTCGACGCAATGCCGGAGATTCTCCGGCCGGCCGTGTCAGCCGCTTTGACGTTCAGAACCGACCAGGCCCGATCCACGGGTCATAGGTTGCCCGTCCGGTCGGGCCGCCGGCGAGTACCGGATACCGAGCGGTCGACGACGTGCCGCAGATAGTCGGCGAGACTCATCCGGGCCGCGGTCGCCTGGCGGTACGTCGCGTCGTAGGCTTTCGCCGTGAGCCGGAAGTGTACCGGCACCGATGGCGCCTCCGGCGTCGAGAGCCTCGAGCGGCGAGCCATCAGCCGATGACCGACATGGTATAGACCGGCGGCCGGATCGCGGCTTGCCGGTTCATACAGTCGACCGCCATAACGAGCGCGACGACGCCGTCGATCCGCTCGGTCGATCGAGTCTTGGACGGTTTCAGGTTGCCGGCGGCATCCGAGTCGACGGCGACGTTCGCGACACACCACCTCAGAATCGGGTCGCCGGCGTGACGGAGTCGGCGCGACAGAATCGCCGGCTCGAGACTCTTGGTCGGCGCCGACAGACTCGCGAACCCTTGCCGGATCGGGACACAGACGAGCCCGTCGACCGCCTGCAGCCTCGAGACCAGGTCGGTCGCGTTCCACGGGTCGAACGCGACGAGCTCGACGGCGTACCGACCCGCCCACAGGATGAGCTCGCCTCGGATCGCCTCGTAGTCGACCACCGCCCCCGGCGTCGCTTCCAGGATGCCGAGCCTGGCCCATTCGTCGTACGGGACACGGTCGCGTCGCGAGCGCTCGAGAATCCGATCCTCCGGCACGAAAAACTTGGCAATGACGTCGAACCCGCCGCCGTCGTCATCCGGAAACACGGCGACGAGCGCCGATAAGTCGGTCGTCGTCGACAAGTCCATGCCGACGAAACAGCGTCGGCCGGCGAGCGGCCGCGCCGGCGGCGCCTCGCAGGCGTCCCACGCCGAGACCGAGAGCCAGCGTGCCGATTGCTCGGTCCATTGGTTCAGGTACAGCCGGCGAAAGTTGTTCTCTTGCGCCGGTATCTCTTTCGCTCGAGCACAGGCGATCGCCATGTCCTCGAGCGACCGGAAGTCGCCTAATGCCGGGTTCGCCTTGCGCCAGACGGCGCGACTCGTCCAATCGGCATCCGGCGGCGCTTCATAGAGCATCGGCAAAAACGACGGGTCGAGCGCCGGCCGCTCGGCGACTTTCTTCGCGTGACTGTAGAGCTCCCACAAGATCGAATGCCGGTCATAGCCGGCCGTCGAGATGGCGAGAAAGAGCGGCTGTTTCCGGGCGCCCATGGACGTCGACAAGACGTCGTACAGGTCTCGCGAGCTCGCGGCGTGGAGCTCGTCATAGACGCAGAACGAGCAGTTGTACCCGTGCTTACTCGACGCCTCCGCCGAGATGGCGCGATAGACCGAGCCGGTTTTCCGATGCACGATCCGCTTTTGCGAGTCGACGATGTAACACGCCGCGTCGAGCTCCGGCGAGTTGCGGATCATCTGGGCGGCGACGCCAAAGCACAATGACGCCTGGTCACGGTCGGCCGCCGCCGAGATGACCTCGGCGCCGGCCTCGCCATCGGCGAGCAGGCCATAGAGCGCGATCGCGGCGGCGAGCTCGGTCTTACCGTTCTTCCGCGGCAGCATCAGCAAACAGGTCCGGTACTGCCGGAGCCCGTCGCGCCGTTTCCGAAAGAGCTCGCGGACAATGCGCCGTTGCCAGGGTCGCAGGTTGAACGTCTGACCGGCCGCCGAGCCTTTGGTATGGGTCAGCCCGTTGATAAACGCGATCGGGTCTCGAGCCGGGTCGGGTGGCTCGGTCGGACCTAGGTCGCGGGTCGGCTGGTTGGCATTCCAGCCCCCGCGACGGTCCCGTTTACGCGGCATCATGACGACGTCAGACATAGGACACGACCGGGTCAGACCCTAGACCCGCGGGCGGTCCAGAGCGCCGTTCCTGGCCGATTCTGGCGGCGGCTTTGGGCATCCCTGAACATGGGCAAAACTCGATCGACTCGCCGGCGTGGTTTGGGCGGGTGTCCTCT